CTGGGGAGGAGATTTGGAAGAGTTCACCCCTATCACTCTCGTACTCGTCGTCGGATTCGAACCGACACCTGAACGGCGTTTGAAACCGCTGCCTCTGCCGTTGGGCTAGACGAGCCTGCGTACCCCCTCGGAGAGTCGAACTCCGAACCTTCTGAACCTAAATCAGACGCCTCTGCCAGTTGGGCTAAGGGGGCGTGTATGAAGTTGGGGAGTGCGACGGGACTCGAACCCGCAACCACCTCAGTCACAGTGAGGGACGCTGCCTTCGCGATTCGCACTCAGTCGGGATAGACGGATTCGAACCGCCGCGTCTCTTGCTCCCAAAGCAAGCGCCTTACCAAACTTGGCTATATCCCGTTCGGGCTCGGCCGTCCTGTCAACGGTCGAGACCTTGCGCCATGTAAGGGGATCGAACCCTCTACCCCTCGCGTGACAAGCGAGTGCTCTCCCAATGAGCTAACACGGCATATAACCCTAGTTGGACAAGCTCTCAGTTGCCGCTGTGCTCAAACCTTACTAGGGCGACCCCGGCAAGGGTCTTGACTTCCACCTGAGACTGCACTCAGGTTCCGTCCGTACTCCGACAGGGACTCGAACCCTGTACCCGACGTTGAAAGCATCGGATCTTAACCCATAGACGACCGGAGCTAGTTCCTGCTGCTCACCGTGGATTCGAACCACGAACCTTCCGCTCCAGAGGCGGCCGTTCTGCCATTGAACTAGCGAGCATCGATTTTCTGTTTACGAAGTTTATCACGATAGCGTCGTTTGTACTCTTTGTTTGCTTCATACTTGAGCGGCTTGCATAGCTCGCAGAAACAATTTTTCTTGCCGGTCTTGCCTTCGCCGTGTCCGACTGCGTTTTCTGCGGCCGTCTTCGCCTCGTGATGTGCTTTACACAACAGTTGACACAACTTGAGTTCGCCTAGGAATCGTTCCCGAGACACCGACCGCATCTCATCAAAGCTCATGGTCTTTGTGCTTCGATCGATGTGATCGACTTCCAAGTTGTCCGTATTACCACAGACTTTGCAGCTTCCGCCTAGGATGGCGACAGCTTCTTCACGACGATCATGATATCTAGTTTTCATGTAAGTACGCATGTACTCTGTGTTGCTCGACATCGTACTAGCTCCCCGGATAGGACTCGAACCTATGACACATCGGTTAACGGCCGATTGTTCTTCCAACTGAACTACCGAGGATCAAGCTGCCTCGCTTGGGCTCGAACCAAGAATCTCTAAGTCCAAAGCTTAGCGTGTTGCCAATTCCACCACAAGGCAATTATAACAGAGCCGAGGATGAGGCTCCCTCGGCTCCCTACCCATGGCGGGATCGGGGCGGCCTTCTTCAAATGCCTCATGCCGCCTTGCACGGGTTACGGGATTCGAACCCGTGATCTTCAGGCTGAGAACCTGACGAGATAACCGCTACTCTAAACCCGCTTGGCTTCCGGGGCGCGAACGCCCCTGAAGCTTAGTCGCCGGAAGTCTGCAAGTCGATGTCTGGCACGATCGTCTCCGGCCGGAAGATCACCGTGTAGTGGTACGCGTCCACGTCCACGGCTTCGAGCTGCTCCACGAAGTAGAACACGTTGTCGGAGAGCCCGAGGAAGTGCTTCTTGTACTGCTCGTCGCCGATCTTGCAAATGACTTCGAGCTGGTTGCCTTCGTCGGTGATCGAGCACGCGCCTTCGATCACCATGAGGTACTTGTCCGTGATCCCGTTGACGAAGACGATCCTCCGATTCACACCGAAGCTGTCGGCCTCCTTCGACAAGTTGTGCGACACGGTGTCGGCCTCGGCTGAGCATCCGGTAAGGGCAACAGCTCCGGCCATGGCACCGGCGACGAGTGCCGTGGTCATCTTTCGCATGGTCGTATTTCTCCTCTGTCATGTATTCGTCCGGCGTGCCCGCCCGAGGAATCGAACCTCGCACCTTTCGGTTCGGAACCGAACGTTCTATCCGCTGAACTAGGCGGGCTAGTGGGACCTCGGGTCGAGACCAGCGCACCGTTTGGTGTGTTGGAACCGAGATCCCTCGTTGACGCCGTGGGACTCGAACCCACCATGCCGAAGGCCACGGCTTTACAGGCCGCGTGCGACACCCGTCGCTGACGCCATTGTGCGGAGAGATGAGGAATTGAACCCCTGTCGTTGCCGACATCTTCCCGGTTTTCGAGACCGGTTGCTTCACCGTGAGCGAAACTCTCCTTGCGCCCGACAGCACTTGCGGTCACCGTTGCCTTACGGCCTGGTTCCTACGTACTGTCGGGTTCTCCCTCTCATCCCTGTGGGATTCGAGCGGAAAGCCGCAGATTCGAACTGCTGCCCGTGCGGACCACGCGGTTAGCAACCGCGTCGCGAGACCCCTCGCTGACCTTCCATCGCCCGGTCCGGACGCGAAGTGCATCTCCGAACACTCACGTTCCGGACCGTTCTCGTAGCGGGAACGGGATTTGAACCCGTACCTTATGACTTATGAGGCCACAGCTCTACCGTTAAGCTATCCCGCGTCGCAGCGAACACCCGAGCCGCAACGCTCGTCGTCCGCACCCTCGAAGGTTGCGCTTCGAAGGTCCAAGTCAGAAACCGTCAAGCCGGATCGCGAACCTGACGCCTGATCAAGGCCGATTCGCTCACCTGCTCCGTTTCAGAGCCGGTATCGCATCTGCTCGTCACACGGGATTCGAACCCGTATCCTGGCTTCCGCCCGCTCTACCGTTGAGCTAGTGACGATACTCCGGAACCACCCGGAGCCTTTCCCCGCCGAGGCAGCTAGCCTCGCAGGTCGAGTCCGTTGCGCTGGTCAAGCGCTCGATCAGTCAGTGTACGGACTAACACACTCAGCACCTCCGGATGGAATCGAACCACCTGCACGCGGGTTTGGAAGCCGCTGCTCTGCCAGTGAGCTACGAAGGCTTGTGCCGGACTGGCGTCCGGACTTAGCTTACTACCCTAGTCGGGGAAGTCCTGACCGTTCTCCCAGTCGAGATCATCCCAATCGGTATCCGTGTCGGTCCGCATGTCATCCTTTCGTCATCCCGGCGTGTTCGCCTTGATGTATTAAACAATAGCATGACCGCTGCGGTACCGCAACCGGGGGTACCCTCTAGGCGTTCTCGCTGGTCAGCAGCGAGACGATAGCGAACCACCGGTAGCCGTGGCCCTTGATGTACAGCACCTCGGCACGCCCTTCGCGCTTGAGCTGGCGCAGGCTCGAATACACCTGCTGCTCTTTCTCACCGAGCGCGACCGCGAGCGCCTCCTTGGTTGCGCCGTCCTTGTCCGCGATCTTCAGCAGGTTGTACACCGCGTTGTCGCGGTCGATCGTCGCCTGCGGCCTCGGCCTGCCCCGGCCGCGCTTAGGCTCTTCGGGCTCTTCGACGGGCGCAGACTGCTCGCTGCTGGCAAGCACCGGCGTGCCTACCTCCGAGACTTCTGGTGACACGAGGTCGTACAGAGGCTCGGAGGGCTTCGCGGCGGTCTCCATGGTCAGCTGTGCGGCAGCGGCGATCATCTCCTCGCGCATACGCTCGACTTCGGCGACACGCGCACGATGCTCCGCTTCCGTATCAATCTGTGGAGCCTGCGCAGGTTCCGGCGCGGGCTCAGGCGAACCATTGTCTTTGCGTGGGCGTCGGCTGAACGGATTCTGCCGATTACGGGCAGTGAACATCTGACATCCTTTCTCTTGGGGCTTTGAGTCTAACATTAATAAAAAGAGGCCTCCCGCGTGAGCGGGAGGCCTCTCATGCGTCCTAGAACGCGGCGTCGTCGGCGGTGGCGACAGCCGCACCAGAGCCGTAGCCGAGTTCTTCAGCCGCGCTGAGCTGCGGGAAACTCGTGACTTCGACAGCGCCGCTCTGCGGAGGCCGCAGGTTGCCCTGGATGACCGCTTGCATCTCGCCTCGGTACGGCTCGTGTCCGATCTCGCCACTCACAGTCTTGCCGAGCATGACGGACGCGATCTGGCCCATGGTGGGCTTGTGCTGACGCAGCGTCTCAGGCTTGATGCCGAAGGCGTTGAGGTGGCCGAAGAACATGCGCACCGCGCCTTCGAGCTTGCTCGGCTTGGTGCCCGGCCCCGGCTTGGAGACGTACACAGTCTTCGGCGACTTGCCCGCGTGCGGGCCGGAAGCCACCTTGAGCGAGACCGTGATCATCTCGTTGCCGGAGTTTTTCGAGACGGTCGGCTCGGCTTCGATCACGACGAACTCGTACTCGCCTTCGGCGAGCGGGTTGAACCGGTCGCCAGCGGCGTCCACCAGCGTGTCCCAGTCATATTCAGTCATCTATCAGCCTTTCGGGAAAATCATGCGCATGATGTGCGCGAGGTTCGGGTTGTCGTACGCGGCCTTGTCGAACCGGTCTTCGAAGTTCGATCCGGTCACATACAGCGGATGGGTCTTGATGAGCGCTCGGAACACCGAAGGTGCATCATCGGGAATGATGCCCTGGTCATTCGCTTTGAGCGCCTTCTTCATGTACACGATGGCGTCGAACGAGAACGGCAAACGGCCTTGAATACTGCCCTGCATGGCGGGGCGGTGCTTACCGTCTTTGAAGACGCTGTGCGCCGTCGCTGCGAACACGCGCAGCGGGTTCGCAGGGTCCGACACGCGCGTCATGATGCGCGAAGTGTCCGACAGGACGCGACGCCGGATCGCGCCCCAATCCTGGATGCGGAAATCTTCGTCAACCTTACGGATCGCTTCGATACCCTGCTCTTGTCCGACTGTGAGCGAGTCGAGCCCGATCGACACGAACGGATGATCGTGACGGTCGAGCCACGCGAGCGCCTGCGACAGAATCAAGGCGCTCGTGACCTTGACGATCGCGAAATCCCACGTCCCATCATCTTTCGGAGGTTCCTGCGCGGGGTTCCACAGCCTGAGCCGGAACGGCGCACCGTTCGGGTGCTGATCAGTCTTGCGGTTCGGGTTCGGCCGCCCCTGAAAGAACTGCCACTTCCCTTCGATATCCAGGATCACGCCGGGGGTTGGCATCGTAGCCAACAGTGACGACTTGCCGTGCTTCGTCTCACCGTAGACGAGGAACGAAGCGGTCTCGAACTCGCTCAACGGTTGGTCTTGATCCACTCATCCTCTCCTCTCTGTCGTGCTTTCTATTATATAAGTCTAGCATAGGCGCAGCGTAACGCGCGTGCGGGTCCCGCTCTGCGAAAGCCTCGGCGAGTGCGGCCTCGACACGGGACCCATCATCGAACATGCCGCACACGTCGAAGAACGGGCAGTCCCATGTGCAGTCCCTCGTGTTGGTCGGCTGTGCGAACATCTTCACGCCAAGATCGCCGAACTGCTCGACACGTCGCTCAAACTCAAGCAGATCGGTGATGAGGCCGATCAGCCGCAGTCGGTACGACTCGATCTCATGTGCATTGTGCCTGATCATCTCGCGCATGAAAAACGGCGGTTTCGCCGTCTTCGAACGCTTCACTTTGCGGAGCATGTTGTACAGCGCCCCATCCACATGTTCGTCGGGCCTAACCAGCGCAAGCAGCAGATGATAGTGCAGCATTTGCGGGTCCGATTGCAGCGTGGGCAGTACCTGCGCGAAGTTCTGCACGGTCTTGTGATCGATGAACAGTGTGAAACCGGTCGCCTCATCTATGGCGCGCGCGTCGAGCTTGCCGACGATCTCGACCGGCTGACCAAAGTCCGCGCCGAGTTGGTCACTCGTGATCCGAATCTGCTCTTCGGCTGCCGTCACGGTCAGGTGCGCATCGGGGCCTTCCTCTGTGAGCCATTCGAAGTAACCTTCGATCATCGCCCGCTCAGTATCGGTGTCTTTGCGAAACTGTTCGAGCGCGAAGGCGTCCGGCTCGACGCCGAGACGCTCGCAGTCTTCGGCGTACGTCACGGCAGCGTCTTCGATAGCGTTTTCGAGCGCCGACACGGGATCGATCTTCGATCCCGGCGTGTAGTACGCCTGCAATGCCTCATGCACACGCGTCCCCGACTGCAACGGCCCTGCAGGTCCGGACAGTTTCGGCGCGAGACGGCGCACATGGCGCAACCAGTAGCGACGCCTACACCGCTGGAAATCCCGCAGGTCAGACTGTGAAATCCGCTTCGGCTGTTCGTCCACGTGTCATCTCCTCCTGTATCAGTAGCCACTGCCGCTCAACCCATGCCCGCCGATTGACGAGCCTCTTGCGAACCCGCTCCCGAGCGATCTGCTCGGGAGTGAGTTCGTCGTAACGTTTCCCGGTGATGATGCCTCCTAATCGAAAAGTTTCGACGCCTGCAACCGAGCGAACTCGGCCTCGTGTGCGTCGTACTCGCTGC